AGCGAGAAAAAGCGGATGCTAGAATCTATCTCTCCCATACACAGAACCCAACTAAAGACCCGCTATCATACCAGCAGAAACTTGCTTTTGCAAAGAAAGCATTTGGAATCGCGCATAGATCAAGTGCGAAGCAAATCTTCCAAATCCTTAAAGAAATATACGCGGATAAGTACACCGACATCGTTATGGTCGTTGGAAGTGATCGCGTAACCGAATTCAACACACTCTTAAACAAGTATAACGGTAAAGGTGACTACGAATTTGATAGCATCGAAGTCGTTTCCGCTGGCCAGCGTGATCCTGACGCAAAGGGTGTTGAAGGAATGTCTGGTACTAAACTTAGAGCGATTGCAAAAGATGGTGACTTTGATACCTTCAAACAAGCTGCTGCATCTAAACTCTCTGATAGAGATAAGAAGCGCATGATGGATATGGTTGCTAAAGCACTGAAAGAAGAAATTGAAGAGATTGAATGGACTGACGAAGACAGTTCTCTATACGAAGAACTACAACTAATCGAGTCTGTATACGAAGCACTTACACCACAGCAGAGACGTAAGAAAGCAATGATTATGAAGCGTCTTGCTCCTAAACTTGCAAGACAGCGTAAGATCAAAGCAAAGCAAAAAGCTGGTGGTGAGAAGCTACAGCAGAGATCAAAAAAAGCTGCGATTCAACTAGTAAGAAAGCGTATTGCTGGTGAGAAGGGTAAATCATATAAAGATTTGTCTCCTTCTGCTAAACAAGCTATTGATCAAAGAGTTGCAAAGCAATCTAGTATGGTTTCTAAGATCGCTAAGAGATTGTTACCTAGCATCAAGAAAAAAGAAATGGATAGAGTGAAGAAGGCGCGTGGAGCGAAAGAAGAATCATTTGATGCGTTGATTGAGACTGCTCTCCTTGAAGCACCGAAGACTAGACAAGACTCTGATATTAAAGACAGGGAAGGTACACAACCAGCAAAGTATTATGCTGGTGATATGTCCAAGTCTACCAAAGAGAAGAGAGCAGCACACTTTGCAAAGAAGAAGTCTGGACCCGCTCCAGGCGATGCTGACGCTAAGACAAAAGAGTCTGAGTACACCAAGAAGTACAAGCAGATGTACGGTGAAGAGAATCTTGATGAGAAGATTGAAGGACTTGTAAAGAAATCTGAAAAGTCTGGTATCTCATATGGCATTCTTAAGAAAGTCTATGACAGAGGTATGGCTGCTTGGAAGACAGGACATCGGCCCGGAACCACACCACAACAGTGGGCTTTTGCACGAGTAAACTCTTTCATCACGGGCGGTAAGACACGCACAACTGCTGATAAAGACTTATGGTCAAAGCATCGTGGTAAGTCTGAAGCGGTGTCACCCGCACAGCAAGCAGCTATCGCTATCTCAAAGAAAGAGAAAGCTGGTAAGCCTGGCTATGACAAAGAGGGTAAGAAACTCAAAGAAGCGTTTGATCTTGGTAGTAACGAACACGCTGAACATACAAAAGAGATGACGCCAGGTCAGACAGAACTACAAGCGATGACTGTCAAGGATAAGAAGTTACCTAACCTTAGAATCGCTAAAGGTAAATCAGCAGAGATTGCTAGAGCATCCGCTGCAAGAAGTGCTGCAAGAAAAGCTAGAAAGAGCAGCACTAATCTATCATCCGCATACAATGTCGATGATGATTTTGGGGGTAAGCCAGCTAAGAAGTTTAAGGACTTTAAAAAAAAGAGTCCAGTAAATGAAGCAATTCAGTATCACCTAGACACGGGTGTACCGTTTGCTGATAATATCTTTCGTCATGATTCACCATCGTTCTATAGCTTTTTTCAAGAAGCAAGAGTGAGATGGAGAAGTGGTGAACTAGAACCTGATGCTACAGACAAGCAAATACTGATGACTGACATCGGTATGTTTGGAATCTATGAAGGTAAGGAAGTTCCTCTCGACTGTCCCTTGATGGAAGAAGAGAAAGAACTGAACGTACCGAAGCGTGGTGGTTCTAAAAAGTTTTATGTCTATGTGAAGAATGACAAGGGTAATGTGATTAAGGTTTCATTTGGTGATACCACTGGATTGAAAGCTAAGATCAATGACAGAGAAGCTGCAAGAAACTTTGCAAGTCGTCATCAATGTGATACCAAGAACGATAAAACAAAGCCTGGCTACTGGGCTTGTCGTCTACCTTGGTTTGCTAAGTCACTAGGCCTTGAAGGTGGAGGGAAGTACTTTTGGTAAAACCATATAGAGACACTATCGTTTCTGAGGATGTCTTTATTAGAGAGTTCGATGCAGCACTTGATAGTGACGAACTTGTATGGCACAGAGACGAAAAGAACAGACACTTTGCAGTGCTAGATGGAGAAGACTGGTGGTTTCAAGAAGATGATAAGATGCCCGTCGAATTGCAAAAAGGTAAGATTTATGAAATCGAGAAGGGTGAATATCATAGACTTCTCAAAGGAACAGAAGCAACAGATTTAAAAATAAAGATATGGGAAGAGTAAAATGTCACTAGAAAGCACAATCAGATCAGTGATGACTGAATCAAAAGAAGAGATACAAGAGGACGAATATCAGCGACTCGACGTGATGCAGTCAAAGTTGCGGAAGATGATTGATGCTTATCGTCAAGACAAACTTCCTAAGAATAAGGTTCGTGAGTTTGAGATGCTTCAGAAAGAAGTAAAGAAACTTATGGCCAAGCTGTATTACACAAAAGAAGAAGTCGAATGTGACTGTGACTGTGGCGAGTCTCCATGCAAAGAGTGTGGAGTGGATCATCACAACATGAAAGAGGAGGCGGATATGGATGAAGGTCGTATGAAAGAACTTCATATGATGATCGACAAGGGTATGTCAGCAGAGCAAATTGCTAAGAAGATGAAACTTGATGTGAAGACTATCAAAGCACTTATGCCGGAAGAAGTTGAAGCAGATGATGCTCTTGACAATCTAATTGAAGAAGCACTTGTCGAAGAAGTTGAAGAAGTAGAAGAGCATACTCACTACAAGATGGACAACTTTGGTAACTCTGTAAGTCTTCTTGATGCAGTCAATGCTGTTCTCTCTGGTAAGGTAAAGAGAGAGAATATTCCAGAAGAGATTTTGGATGATGATGTTGCAGACTTTATCGGTGCTGCATCAAAGGCCGCACAAGCTGGTAAGAAGACATTCAAGTTTGGTGACAAAGAATATCCTGTGACCATCAAGAAGGATACTGCTAAAAAGGTAGCATCCAAGATGGAAGAAAAGGATAGCGAAGATAAGAAAATGAAGGATAAAAAGGATGAGAAGATGGGTAAGAAAGAGCCTATCGAAATTGATCCTGCTATCAAAGAAGATGCTGAAAAGATGACCGACGCTCAAATGAAGAAGCGTGAGGAGATCGTTAAAGAACTTAAGAAAAAAGAAGATGAGTTCAAAGAGCGTTATGGTGATAAGTATCAAGACGTGATGTACGCTACTGCAACTAAGATGGCCATGAAGAGTGTAGACGAAATCTTTGGACTAGGTAAAAAGAAAAAGCCTAGCGGTTCTAAACCAGCACCAAAGAAAAGACCAGCACAAAAGAAGAAGTCTGGTGTTAGTGTAAGTCAAGCAGCTACAGGCACAAATCTAGGATTTTAATTAATGAAAATTTATTGCGATATGGATATGGTTCTCTGTGACTTTCTCAAAGGTGCTGAGAAGGTTGCAGGAGAACCCTTTCCAGAGAAAAATGGAAAGTATTCCAAAGATGAAAAGAAAGCTATGATTGCTGCTACCAAGGGATTTTGGGATAACCTTGAATGGGCCCCCGGCGGTAGAGAATTGTGGAACTACTTGACTAGCATCAAAGGTGCTGATGTAGAGATACTATCTGCATACGCATCATGGGACCCATCTTGTAAAAGAGGTAAAAGAGTTTGGATTGCTAAGAATCTAAAACCAAAGCCTAACAAGATTCATTTGGTCCGTAGAGAAGACAAACAGAATTACGCGGATGCAGATAGCATTCTCGTTGATGATCATGGTAAGAACACGAGTGAATTTAAAAGGGCTGGCGGGCAGGCTGTCACGCATATAAATACTAGGAAGACAATATCCGAATTAAAACGGATACTCAAGTAAGACAAGGAGAAATAAAATGTCACTTTGGGGAATGAATGACGGAAAGACCGTTGCTGGCACCGTAACAGTTACTGCCGCAAACAGCACAGTGGTCGGAGCCGGAACAACTTTCACTAACTTTGCAGTTGGTGATTTCATGAACGTAGGTAAAAACGACTACGTTATTACTGCTATCGCTAATGCAACTGTAATGACAGTTGTTGCTGGTGAAACTGGTGGTACACTTATAGGCGCACAATCAAACGCTACTTACACTATTCAAGAGAAGCCTAAGTCGGTTGCTTTTGCATCAGTTGGTCTAGACGCGACCAACGTATATGGTGTATCAACAGGTGAAATGGCGTATGCTAACTCTGGTGCAACAGAAGCAGATAACGTAACACACGCTGGTTGGACACTAAGAACAGAAGGTTCTGGTGGTCGTGCAGGTCGTGTATTTTACGAAACTCTTGTAGCAGCATCATCCATCACTGGTGATGGTGGTGACGATAGCAAGCTACCAGAATAAGTTTCTTATTGATTAGGAGTAGAAAATGGCAGACAAGAAGGTAAGCGCATTAACGGCCATCACAGATATGTCATCTGATGACTTGATGTTGGTTGTAAATGATCCTTCTGGCACACCAGCCAGTAGGAAGATAACACACGCAAACTTCTTTGCGAATGTGCATACGGTTTCGGATTTCACATCTAATGTTACTATCAGTAGCACTAAACTAACCGTGTCTGCCAATACTACTCTTAGTGGAAGACTAATAAACGGTAGTAATACTATCATTGGAAGCAATGGTAAAATCCATGCTAACAATGCTATAACAGATAATACTATTACTCCTGCGATGTTAAGTGGTGCAGCTACTGGTGTGGCCAATTCATACTTGACAGCAAACTATGTTGCTAATACTACTTATCAAACATTTCTTACTGCTACAAATGCTACTCTAGTTAATAAAGCCGACAAAGGAGTGACAACACCACAGGTGTTTCAATCTAATGTTGTTATAGATTCTGCAAATAGTAGTGTTATAACAAGTGGTGTGCATATCTCTAATGGTAGTATCTCAATGTATACTGCTACAGGTGCGCCATCATATATTGATCTGTACTGCGAAACTAACAACGCACACAGAGTGAGACTGCAAGCGCCGGGACATGCGTTCTATACTGGTAACATTGTTACAACTCTACCAACTAAGTCTGGTAATGTTGCAACGACTAACAGTGAAACATTTACTGGAACTACATCAGCAGAAAACTTGACGGTGAATGGCGTATTCAAAATCGCAACTAAGACTGCTGATTTCTCAACATCGAATGCTGCAACTGAAAGTGTAACAGCAGGGTCCATTTACTATAGTAATACATATTTGTATGTTGTTACTGATAGCAACACAATCAAGAGGATCACGTTGAGTACATATTAATGTTTGAAAATTTGAATGATGAAAATTATATGTTATTTGCAGCAAAATATTATGAAAACGCACACTGTACTGATTTACTAGAATTTCATGATGACTTGAAAAGAATAAGATATATCAAAAGACTTTTTAAGAAGTATGAGCAAACAGGTGAACTGAAGGATAGACTTATATTCAATCATCTGATCGTTTTATATAATGTATTTGAACATAGAGCATCGACTAGAATGCTCTGCTTCAAGTTGCACGATCAGCTTCAGTATCTAAAACCTTTTCTAATGTTCTTGAATTATTGGAGAACAGATATTGGTTTGGTTGATAATAAGAAAATTATAGACACAGACATATCCCTTGATGAAGGTATTGTCAAACTATTAAGAGATTTAAATGGCCAGTAAGTTTGGGGACCTATTATTAGCGTACAATTTTATCAAGAGGTTGATTACACCTTTTGATGAAACTGATGCGTTTAAACTAGGTATTATCGATGAGCGGGGTAAGAAGATCAAAGACCCTAAGACGAAAGAAGAGGAACTATCATTCTCTACTTTCAACAAACTTATCTTCAATATCAAAAAGATCATCGAAAGACTTCCCGGCGGTAAATCAAAACTTGCATCATATGGTGCTGCGCTATTCTTGATTAAAGAACATGCAAACCCCAAAGAAGAATACACAGACGAAGAAATCATGCAAGCGTTGGAGGAGAATATGGACTACCTTGCAAAACATGATCCAAAGACATTTAAGAATCTTTTTGAAGATGCGCCAGCAACTTCAACTGCTGGTGTAGCGGGAACTGGTGATGACTCATCTGTAGTTCCTGTAAAAAAGAAGAAGAAGATCGAAAAAGACGGCCGTAAGAAAGAGATGAGACAGTATCTTAAAGCATATCTTGAGCGTAGAGAAAAGCGTCAAGAACTTGTAAAGAGAAACGAGATGCGTAAACGTATGGGGTTGTAAGATGGCACAGTACCGTATTGATTCAAACCAATTTCTAGCTGACGGCACCACCATATATGAAGTTGTGATGCTGGCCGATCAAGATGGTAACATCATCAACTCATTTGGTGCTGCCTCCAACATTATCATATCTGCTGGTGATCTAGCAGGATATGCTGGTGTTGTTAAGTTTGGTGCAGTATATGGTACGGATTCCGCAAATATGTCTACAATCTGGTCCGCCGCTGATACTACCGCAACAATAGAATATGATTGGACTTGGTCCGCTGGTGTGTTGACAGTTGTATCAAGTCAAGGCGCTGATACTTCAACAATGGTAGTTGAAGGACTGGATGCTTCTTACAACGAAGTATCAGAGACATTTACTCTCACGGGTACATCACCAACAGCCGCAGGATCGCAGACATTTGCAAGAGTACATCGTGCTTATATGACTGGAACTGCAACTAATGTAGGTAAGATTTCAATCAAGCAAGGTACTACAATTGTAGGAGAAATTCCAGCCGACATGGGTCAGTCTCTTACAACAAACTTTACAGTGCCAGCAGGAAAGACTGCATATCTGTTAAGTATGCAAGCAGGCGCTAGTAAGAATCAGGTAGCAGATATATTTTTCTTTCAGAGGCCTTTCGGTGGTGCATTCAGAGTTGCTGGAACATTCTCATTGAATCAAACAAACCAAACCGCAGATTTTTCTGTTCCGATCAAACTCACTGAAAAGACTGATGTTGAGATGAAGGTTCGCGGATCATCAAATGCTACAATTAGTGCAGACTACACTCTAGTATTAGTGGATAACCCATCATGATACTAAAAGAAAAAACAATCACTCGTTCAGACTTGGCGCAAATAGAAAAGTATGCTGACAAGCTGTTCGCAAAGGTAGGTATCGATGTCGAGTTTACTCGGCATTTTCTTGATCGTGTAAACGACGAGAGAAATAAAAGACAAATTACAACTGCTGAACTGACTCGTCTTTTCAAGCAAATGTTTAAGAAGCATGGTAAACCGATTGCTAAACTTGGGCCAGACGCAGAAGCAGTAATGAAGGATATGCA